GCAAAGAAGGAGATTTTGTCCTTACCCGTCCCTATTCCGGCACCCGCGTGGTTATCCACGGCAGAGAGTTCCGCATCATCAACGACGACACGGTGGAAGCGGTGGTTGAAGACCCCCGTGGAATCCGCAGAGCGTGAGGTAATTAAATCATGGCTAACAAAGAAGAATATAAGTTTCCTGATGAAATAGATCAGGATAAGGCGGCTGAGAACAAGGAGGCCGCAGAAGAGGACTTTAAGGTAGAGGTTATTGACGATACCCCGGCTGAAGACCGTGGTCGTAAGCCTTTGCCCAAGGAGATTGTGGACGAACTGGAAAAGGACGACCTTGAGGAGTATTCCGACAAGGTTAAGAAGCGCCTCTCCCAGATGAAAAAGGTCTGGCACGACGAGCGCCGGGAAAAAGAACGTGCTGCCCGTGAAAAAGATGAGGCTGTCCGGTTCGCGCAGCAACAGTACGAGGAGAATAGGCGGCTAAAGCAGCGCCTTGGAGTGGGCGAAAGAGTCTTTATCCAAGAAGTTACTAAGGCGGCTAATAACGAACTTGGTGTAGCCAAAGACCGGCTAAAACAGGCTTATGAGGCCGGTGATGCCGAGAAGATTGCAGAGGCACAGGAGTCCCTGACTGACGCAAAACTTCGGTTGCAGCAATACTCTAGGTTCCAACCTACTTTACAAGCCCCAGAATCGGGTGTACAACAAACACAACAAGTTCAAGCACCACAGGCTTCTGCTCCAGTAATCGACCCGAAAGCCGAAGTATGGAGACAGAAAAACCCTTGGTTTGGTGTTGACGAGGAAATGACCGCCCTCGCTCTTGGACTGCATGCAAGGTTAGAAAGGTCTGGAGTAGATTTGCGTAGCGATGATTACTATCGCCAGATCGACTCGACGATGAAGAAGCGATTCCCCGACTACTTCGATGAGGGAGTAGAACAGGATGAAAAGCCGATTCAAACGAGGGAGGCCGAAAAGCCCGCTCGCACCAAACAGGCCAATGTGGTGGCTCCGGTGACGCGTTCAACCGCGCCTCGTCAGGTACGCCTGACACCGACTCAAGTTGCTATTGCTAAGAAACTTGGCTTGAGCAACGAACAGTACGCACGTGAACTTATGAAACTGGAGAGCGACAATGGTTAATAATCGTCTTGATCGTGAAGTCGAAAATAGAGAATCGACGCAGCGCACAAAAACTTGGACTCCGCCTCAGACGCTTCCTGAACCGAAGCCTCAACCGGGTTGGGTCTTCCGCTACATTCGGACTAGTATTATGGGAACTGCTGACCCATCGAATACCTCCGCAAAATTCCGTGAAGGTTGGGAGCCTGTAAAGGCTGAAGACCACCCGGAGTTAATGCATATGACCGATCCTAGTTCCAAATTTAAAGGGAATGTTGAGATCGGTGGTTTGTTGTTGTGTAAGGCTCCTGCCGAACTAATGCAGCAGCGTGATGAATATTACGCGCAGCAGGCAAAGGCTCAGTTGCAGTCTGTGGACAACAACTTTATGAGGCTAAACGATGAGCGTATGCCCCTCTTCAGTGAGAAGAAGACTACGGTCTCGTTTGGCAAAGGCAAATAACTTCTTTTTTGGAGTAACTAATGGCATATCCTACTGTTGACAAGCCGTATGGCTTGAAGCCGATCAACCTGATCGGCGGGCAGGTGTTTGCCGGGGCCACGCGCCAGCGTCGTATTGCGTCCAGTGCTGCGAGCATTGGCTACGGCGATCCGGTTCAGTTGACCTCAAGCGGCACCATCTCTGTCTCCACCTCGACGACGACGCCCCCGGACGCTGGCTTTGCCGGTGTGTTCTTGGGCTGTTCGTTTGTCTCCAGCGTGACGGGTCAGCCGACCTACTCGCAGGCTTGGATTTCGGGCACTTCGGTGAAGTCCGGCACGTACGTTACGGCGTATGTGGCTGATGATCCGAACACCCTGTTCAAGGCTGTGGGCGTTTCGGCGTCCCTGAACGTTTCGACCACTAGCGGGTTCACGTACGAGGATATCGGTGCCAACGTTGCACTGGTTGACGAGTCGCTGAACACGACGACGAACGACTCGCAGCGGGGTCTCCTGCTGTCTTCGGTTGCGACCACCCGGTCTCTGCCGATGCGTATCGTCGATGTGGTTGAAGACACGGCGTTTGTTTCTGGCGGCACTACCTACTATCCCGAAGTTATCGTGAAGTTCAATGCACCGTACCTCACGAGCGTTTCGTTGATTGTTGGTGGTCACGCTTACAACTGCCCCGTCGGCGTTTAATAAGGGAGTTCTAAGACATGGCTATTTCACGCGCACAACTGCTCAAGGAACTCCTTCCGGGTTTGAACGCCCTGTTTGGCCTTGAGTACAAGACCTACCAAGAAGAGCACAAGGAGATCTACGAGACTGAGACCTCCGAGCGCTCGTTTGAAGAGGAGACCAAACTTTCTGGTTTCAGCGCTGCCCCGGTTAAGGCCGAAGGCGCTGCGATTGCGTATGACAACGCACAGGAAGCGTGGACTGCTCGCTACAGCCACGAGACCATTGCTCTCGGCTTCTCCATCACGGAAGAGGCGGTTGAAGACAACCTGTACGATTCGCTGTCCAAGCGATACACCAAGGCGCTCGCCCGAGCGATGGCGTACACGAAGCAGGTCAAGGCGGCATCTGTCCTGAACAACGGGTTCTCGTCGTCCTACGTTGGTGGTGACGGCAAGGCTCTGTTCGCGGCGGATCACCCGCTTGTTTCGGGTGGCACCAACAGCAACCGTCTGACGGCTTCTGACCTCAACGAGACTTCGCTTGAGGCGGCTGTCATTCAGATCGCTGGTTGGACTGACGAACGTGGACTCCTGATCGCGGCGAAGCCCGGCAAACTCATCGTCCCCCCGGCGTTGATGTTTACCGCCAAGCGTCTCCTCGATACGGAACTCCGCGTGGCAACTGCGGACAACGACATCAACGCTCTCAAGGCGATGGGGTCGATTCCCGGTGGCTACACGGTGAACCACTTCCTGACCGACACGAACGCTTGGTTCTTGACGACCGACGTTCCGAACGGCATGAAGCACTTCGTTCGTACCCCGCTGCAAAACAGCATGGACGGAGACTTCGATACGGGCAACGTGCGGTATAAGAGCCGCGAGCGTTACTCGTTCGGATGGTCTGATCCGCTGGGCATGTTCGGTTCGCCGGGCGCGTCCTGATGAGACTGGGGAGGGGGGCTTCGGCCCCCCTTTCCTTTTTAGGTTTCTAGGCGTATATAGGGTCTATCGGGAAAAATTTTGCTTACCAGACAGACCCGACTGACGACATGCAGACTGGTAAGCACAACTCGCATGTGAGGTATTTGAAATGGCACGTACTACGTTCTCCGGCCCGGTGGCTTCCGACAATGGTTTTATCGGCGCTATCGACTCCGCTTCTGCCACGATCACCAATCTGGTCTGCACGACCCTGACGATTGGTAGCACCAAACTGACGACCGGTTCGGTGTCGGGCACGGTGTCGGTTCAGGCCGGTCGTATTCCGGTTCTTATCGGCAGCACCACGCTCTACATCGGTTTGTACGCCAGTCTCGTCCCGTAAGATTTCGTGGGGGGCGTAAGCCCCCTTCATCCATTACAGGAGACGGAGAATGGGTATGCAAACAGATGTCCTAGCCAGTAAAGTCCGTACGGACGCTGGCGATTTGTTGGATCAGAATAGCCTCGTTATCGGGCGTAGTCGCGTCAAAGCGATCTACATTGTCCCTGATTCGGGTGCAGGTACGGTTACGTTTCGTGACGGCGGGGCTAGTGGCCCGACCAAAATTGTGGTGAATACCAAGGGTAGTTCCACTGCACCAGACTACATCCTGATGCCGGGTGAAGGATTGCTCTTCCAAACGAGCGTCTACATCGTGCCGTCAGCCGTCGTTTCAACGATGGTGATCTATGGCTAAGTCACCGGCTTGGCAGCGTAAGGAAGGCAAAAACCCCGCTGGCGGCTTGAACGCCAAAGGCAGGGCGTCTTACAACAAAGCCAATCCGGGTAAGCCGGGTCTGAAGCGCCCTCAACCCGAGGGTGGTGCCCGTAAGAAGTCGTTCTGTGCCCGTATGTCGGGTATGAAGAAGAAACTGACGAGTGCCAAGACGGCTAACGATCCGAACAGCCGTATCAATAAGTCCTTGAGGGCTTGGAACTGCTGAGATGCCGAGTAAATCTAAAGCCCAGCATAATCTGATGGCAATGGTTGCTAACGACCCCAAAGCAGCCAAACGTCTGGGCATCCCTCAATCTGTAGGAGAAGACTATATGAAAGCAGATAAAAGTAGAAAGTTTGTTGCAGGTGGCCCAACGAGTTACTCGGGTGAGGACACTGGCGAAGGTATGAAGATGTCCACGCGCCGTGGCGGTAGCGACGGCAGCGACGGAATGAGTTTCAAGCAGGCTTTTAAGTCGGCTAAAGACGGTTCCGTTTTTGAATGGAATGGTAAGAAGTACAAGAAGGAGTACGCGGAGAAGAAGTCTTCTATTCCTGCTCCTTCTGAAGTTAAGGTTACAAAGACTGAGACCTCAGTTAAAACTTCTTCTGATAGTTCCCCGCGTTCCGGTGGTCGTGGCAGCAAACCTGCGTCTGCTAAAGTGGGGTCGGGTCGCTACGACGACCCAACTTCTACCTATGCCCAGCGTGTGTTCTCTCCGCTTAGCAAACTCACCGATATCTTCGGGCGTCGTGCAGAAGAGCGCGTGATGCGCGACATGGGTGTTGATAGAGCCGAAGCCCGTAAGCGGCTTGATGCTCTTGAAGAAGTCGAAGAAAGAAGTGGCATGCGCCGTGGCGGCAGCATCAAAAATGGCAGACCTGAAATGCGTGAGTCAAAAGGTATGATGAAGAAGGAAGTGTCTTTCATGAAAAAGAAAGGCGCTCCAAAGTCCATGATCAAGCATGAGGAATCGGAAATGAAGGGCAAGAAGATGCCGAAGTTTGCTGAGGGTGGACGCCTGTCCTATGCGGATTTGCAGGCTAAGCAGGCTGCAACAAAGGCTCGTGAGGCGGCTTTCCGCAAGGCTAACTCGGTTGAGTCTCGTGCTGCAGCGCAGCGTGCAGCCCGTTCTGCCCCTCCTGCTCCGCGTCCTGCCGCTCCGATGGGCGGCGCTGCTGCTCCTGCTGGTGGCATGGGCGCAGCCGGTGGTACTCAGGCCATGATGCGTAAGGGCGGCATGGCTGGCTCCTACCGCAAGGCTGCTGACGGTAAGGCCCACAAGGGCAAGACCAAGGGCACAATGGTCAAGATGCGTGAAGGCGGTTCGGTGTTCCGCAAGGCTGCGGACGGCATCGCCAGCAAGGGCAAGACCAAGGGCACGATGGTCAAGATGGCTTACGGCGGTAAGTGCTAATGGCTAAGGGCGGTAGCGCAGACGTTGAGGCTGATCTTCAAGCCCTCAAAACTCTTGAACAGCCTGACTACGATGTTGGTGGCCCAAAGCGCCGGTACCGTAAGGGTAAGGTGAAGCGTTACGCTGATGAAGGTTATAAATCCGGCGGCTCCGTCTCCTCGGCTTCTAAGCGTGCTGACGGCTGCGCCGTTCGTGGTAAGACCCGAGGGAAGATGGTATGAAACGCTTGAAGAAGTTTGGCCCGCGTTACGGTATGAAGCAATTTGCCGAAGGCGGTGACACCGCCTCTAAAACAAAACTTCATAAGCCCATAAGTATGGGAAAACTTCTTCTAGGGGGCGCTTTAGGGGCATTACCGGTAGCAGCCAGATATTTTTCTAATCCTTCGTTAAATCCAAATAAATATTTGTTGGATTTAGAAGAACAAAGAGAAAAAGAGGAAGAAGAAAAATTGGGTAAAATGAGGAAAGGCGGCAAGGTGAAGTCTTCCGCTTCCAAGCGTGCTGACGGTTGTGCCGTAAAAGGTAAGACCCGAGGCAAGTTTGTATGATGCCTTCCCGAGGCATGGGTGTGATCGCTCCTAGGAAAGTCCCTCGCGCCAAGCGGCGTGGGGACGACAAGC